ATATATGTTCAGGCGCAAAATCAAGGCGCAAAATGCGCAGCGAAACGCAAACTGAAATAACAAATAAAATCTTAAACTAATCAAAGGAAGATCGAGATGTCCCCACCCACTACTGAACTATTATAAACGCATCTAAAACGAGACTGAAAAGTATAAAAAAATATCTAAAAACGTTCTTTTAAGAACCTTTTCAATTCAAAGTTGAGAAGAATTTCTAAGGTTTGTTTCTTTTTCGAATCGAGATTTCATAGATTTAAGAGCTTCGATGAGAGATTGGTATTGATGAAAGGAGAGTTTTTCCGAAGGAATTTTAAAGGTTTTCTGAGCCATCGATTCTAAAGAAATCTTATATGGTGCAATTTTATTAACCTGAGAAATAAGTAATTCGATCATTCCTTTTTGATCCGCAGACGGAATTGAGAATACCTGAGACTTCGGAATAGATCTCTTTTTATCTCTTTCCCGTGGTTTTCTGAATGCCTCTGGATGTCCTTTCTTAAGCGAGTTTAGAATCCTTTGGATTTGACTTTCGGAAAGAAAACTTAATCTTTCCGAAAGTCAAATCGACGAGCTTATCTCTTGAAGAGTTTCTTTTGAATATCCGATCTTTCGACCGACAGCAAAAAGCTGTTTCAATCGTTGCTTTCTTTTTTCTTCTTCAATTGTATCCTTCATATAGTTTTTTTGAAAACTAGTTCGGTTTGATTTACTACGATTGGTTCGAAGTCATAGAATTTTCTTCTTTCTTTTTCACTGACCCACGTTTTCAATCTAAGCGTATGGCTGTATGAGTTTTCAAACTTGAAATCGTAGAAAGGAAAGTATTCACAAGTGCCATCTTCCTTTTCAATTCTTACTTTCTTGGCTAAATCTTCTTCATCAAAATCATAAATTAGTTTCACTTTTTTCCTCCTATTTTTGATTGCTATAAAATACTTTTCCTTTTTTTTATAGTAGCGGCTTCGTTTAAACAGTTATCCGTCTCCTGTTTCATTTTTCCTAATGTTATTCAAGATGTCCGCGAGCGTTACCAGAAGCGAGAATGTGCAGTAAAAGCTTAACCGAATGGAATCTCAGCATTTATTGCCATATAGCAGATAGCTCGGTATCTGTTACGTTTGGATTGTCGTTTATAGCAACTTCGGCTCGCCACTTTTTTGCATATAAACTTTGACCCGCATTAAAAAGGTCTAACTCAATTAAATCTAATAATTCCGATAATTCTTCTACGTTCAAAGAATGAAATTGGTCATTTGCATCTCTCCATTCCGGAATGGAAACAATCCCTTGTTTGTTATAAATAGTTAATGTTTTTTGAATATTCTCTAAATAAGTTTTACCCGAATCCCAAGACATACTTTTGTAGCTAACTGTACCTCTATAAGAACTTGCCCTAGAATAAAAAATCTGACTATTTTTTGTTAGCAGAGATTCCTTTTTGCGCTCTTTGTCAATTATCCAACCGGAATCTGTATATTCCTGGCAATCTACTAAATTACCAACAGAGTCTTTTAAGGGTTCAATCTCCGTTTCTGTCTCTGAATTTATTTTATCTTCCCAATTCTGTAGAGTCCTTTCCTCTCCTGAAATTTTGTTATAGACTTTTTTGGGAGTAAAATCTTGGGAGATTCCGTCTCTGATCTCTGCACAAAACGACTCCCCGATTTGCGGGTTGTAATGAAGCGAATATACAATTTCGTGCTGGTTGGGTTTGAAATTTACCCACGCATCCACGCCCATTAATTGACTTGGATCGGTGTTAATCCAAATAACTTGTTTAGTTGATTTATCTAATATATAATTCATTATGCTACCCTCACTTTGTATTTTACTGAAATGAATGCAGGCGTTGTTTCTTTTGCTGTGCGGGGCGAACCACTGGCCCCTTCGGTAATTGGAATTCGTATTGAATTACCAGGAGACGGACCGTTTCCAGATCCAACGGTTGGCGTCATCGGACCGGCTCCATACAGAACGGCAGAGGAGCCGCCTATAGAATTATTAGAAGAATTTAACCAAAGCTCATGTCCGTGACCTTGAAAAGCATCCTGTCCTTCAAATCCAATCGAATATCCGTCATAGTTGTTGCCAGCCGCATTTGTCCTTGATCCGTGCATTCCAGCGCCTCTCGTAAAAATACCGCGTCGATCTGGAACATTAAATGTCGTAGAACCATCTCCGAAACCATATTCAACATTTGTAATTATGTCGCCGGTTTGAGAAGAAGTCAGGTCGATTATGGTTCCCGTTGAAGTTGAGGAGATTTGAAAGTCGTTCGTGGTAGGATTGCGAACATAGTATTTCGTAAGCGCGGTGACTCCTCCACCTGTAAAAGCAAACTTCACCAACTGGCCTTCAGTAAAACCGTGTGCGATTACACTGATTCGGTCCGTCGCCGGAACAATTCCGGTTACTGTTTTATGAACCAGATTCCAAAGTGCAGAAAATGCGGTTCTAGAAATAGATTGCCCATTAACATGCAGAAAATTAGAATTTGACAATTGATCAAAATTGTCTTCTATAACTCCACCAAGCGGAATCGATAAGGAGTTTATAAAATTCGCCAAATTCGTAATGTTGTTCGAATTGGAATCAACTCCTAATTTTAAGAAATTATCATTATCTAATAGCCTCTGAAACTCTGCCTGTAGTAATAATCCGTCTCTTGGCGTTGTTCGATCCCAAATTCTTGTTAATATATTATTAAATGCCATTATTCTAACTCCTTAAAATGTTTAACATAAATTGTAATTCCGAGAGTGGCTTTAGAAATTTTGTCAAACGCCTCAGACAACTCGCTTTGACTTAAATTACCTATATCTATCTCAAGAGCCGCTGGTTGAACACCTGTCGGATCTAAAATATCGAGACCGTCAAAAGTCCCACCACCGTCAAAAAAAAATTCAATTGCAACCCTAACCGAAGGTTCAAAGACGCCAGCACCGTCAAAAAAACCGGAACCATCAAGCGTATCCCATTCAGACTTACTAGAATAACACATTTCTCGAATATTCGGATTATCTGAATATTTACTTAGAATCTCCTTGAGGGCGGGAATTGTAACAATCTGATTAATCGGAGAGTTTAAAATTTTACCACGATACAAAGAATCAGATACCCCAAGCCGTGGAACCCCAAACGCCAATCCTATCTTATCAAGCTGAACTCCTACTTGAATATCTATATCGTAACTTGGAATAATAGCCGCCTCAATCTCGTTCGAAGAGATTGCAACTAAACTCCAAAACTTTACAACCCCCGAATCTGGATCTTTGTTATAGATGCTACTCGGGAGCTTATAAACTAAAGACGAATGATCCATTAATGTATAACCACTTGTATATTTGCTGTAAAAACTTTAGCTACTTGTGTAGGTGAAACGACCACCATATTGGCGTTAGTTGCCCCCGAGCTCGTGCCCAACTGTATCAAAAGATTATCAACTCCCACGACGTTGCCGATTGCGGAATAGATTGGATAGGCGACGACGTTCTTACCGGTGCCAAGACCTTTGTAGGGGCAGTTAACGCCCGCAATAGTGTCCACACCTCCGATTGTGCGAACAATCGCGGTCTTAATAAACGTTATGCTATTATTATCAAATAAAGAATTTCTCCAGATTTCAACTTTTATAAAAATCTGTAAATCACTCGGACGATCAAAGTATATTAGATTTCCATCAATTGTTTTCTGAATAGACCCGGAAAGCCCAATTCCTCCAGGTTTGTATCTGTAAATCAAATTTGCCACAAGATCGTCTGTTCCACCGTCAACGATAAAGTGAAGCGAATTGGCTGGAAGATCGTCCACTTGAACCCCAAGTTTATTTTCGCGGATCGAACAACTAACAATCGAAGGCTCATTCTCGATCTGTGCCTTGGTGTAAGGAGAGGCACCTGAATCTTTTTCGGTCACGACGAGCTCTAGATAGCGAGCAAGTAATTCCGGATCGGTCTCCCGCTCAGAACCGCCAGAACTGCTTTGAGGATTAGTCACATTATAATAGTCTGTATCAGGATTTACGAATACAGTTAAGGAGTTAGGAATAACCCTTTGGGCTAAACCAGGAATCACGGCCTCGAATTGCACAGAAGCGGAACCGGACAAAATTGTTTTGTCTTCGTTTGATTTAAACTGAACCCCCTTGGGAGTAGATACCAAAAGCCCTTTGGGAACCGTGGCGTAGTCTAAACCATGGATAACTAAGGTTACCATTTCGGACTGAGCCTCTTTGCGCTTAACTCCTCTTAAGCGAACGAGCCTATCAAGGGCAACGCCCGAGGCTGTATCTAAATAAGATTCGTTATAATTAGATTCAAGCGCTTGCCAGACCAAGGACTGAGATTCGGAAATTAATTCGATAAACATCCCAAGAGGGGCGTGTGGAGAAATATCCTCGTTTGATCCAAAAATATTTTGTGCAAGAGAAATCAAATCGGACTTAATTACGTCTTTGTCTTTGATAACAAAACCGGATAAAGTGGCACCGTAAGTCATAAATCCCCCGATATAATACCGTAGACGGTTTGGACTGTGTATCTAATAAGCGCGGCCCTTAGTTTGCTGTCGTATTGGTTTGCCTTGTCCTCTGTATCGATAAAAATTATTTCGATTGATTCGATTGAGATGACCTCCGGATCTTTTTTTAGTTCGAACCTAACCAGGGCTTCCGCTTCTTTTTTACTCGGGTTTTTACGTAAGACTCTTTCCCAAGGGAATCCGATTGACTGATCAAACTCCCACTCTCCACGCCAAAGCTTAAATCGATTCGTGATCCTTTGTTTGAGACAATCGGAACCACTTATACAAGTAGTTTTTAGGTCGCCGTTTTGTATTAAAAAAGTATTCATTAGTTATTTTTAATATTCTGAGATAGTATAGTTGAAAGTCTTGCCTTTAAGGACAAAAAGACAGCCGTGTTTATTGGGACGCCGGAAGCGGCCCCAGGGCTCGAACACGGAACCGTTAAGGATGTAATTGCGTCTAAAATATCCGATAGGATATTTTTAAGACTCTCGCCCAATACAGATTTTTCGGAACTCGCCTGACCGGATTTAAGTTCAATCCCCGAAGGCTGGACATTGATATAAGTGGAACCCGTCGCGTCACAAACAGTAAGACCGGTCCTTTGGACAGCGGGCGGAAGCTGAAACGGTTGCGTCGGAATACCAAACGCAACCGAACAGTTCTCGAGACCAAATCGAGGGGGTTCTAAACTATCAAGATCCTCCTGGGTTTTGTCGATCATACCCCGGATTGAACTTTGGATCGAATATGGAGAAGGAGCCAAATAAACAACGTCCCCCCTTTGATAGTCAGGGACGATCATTAAGCCGCCAGAGTAAAAGACGTTAACAGGCAATCTTACAAGCAAAGGCAATTCCTCGAAATCGTTTTCGGTCGGAACTTTTAAGAGAGGTTTAACGGAAGCGGTTAAGGAAGACTTGTCAAAAGAATCAATCTTACCATATAAACCAGTCCATACTTTACAAAGTTCTGAATTGATTTTTTCTTGCAGAATTTCGGGAGTAATCATATATCAAACCGCCTTACATTCGAATTCTGTAAAATAATCAACTGTCCTAGATCCACCCTTGTGCTGTCCCTTTAAAACTAAGAACTCAGAATCAATCTTAGAGTTAGTCGTATTGTTATGAAAAGACAAGTGCACCTTTTCGCCCTTGGTGATCAAAGGATTTAGTAAACTTTTGACTTTCCAACCGTTCTTAGTTTTTTGCGGATTACCAATCAGACCTGAAGTCCTATCTAACAAAACAATCTCTTTTGATTTGTGGCGAGTGGTCCAATTGTCATCCTCTATAATCAATTTACCAAGTTGAAAGTATCTACGGGCTTTTACTTGCTTGGATAACCGGTCAATTACGTAACCCAAGGATTCGCCGGAAAAAGTAATTTTATCGATTAGGGCATCCTTAGAAAACCGAAGTGCAAAATATGATATTCCATATTTTGCAAATAGTTGTGTCAAAATAGACGAGACCAAAGTTTTCTGAAAAGTCTCTGTTACGGAAAATGAATATAACTGATTAAGCAGGTCTGAAAATTTAAATTCTAAAATCCGATCAGGTCCTCGCGCGCTAACCTTATGCTGAAGTATATCGCCCTTGGCGACAAGGGAAAGATCGTTTCCATATCCGACAAAAAGTTCAGCCCGAGAATGAATTGTATCCGACTTCTTTTTACCAGTTTTCGGAACGCACATATCAACCGTAGAACTCAGGACATTATAAAGTGATATAGTAGTTAAATTAGTTTTATCAAACAAAACGTCAAACTCGATAGAAAATAAATTTGCACCCTTGGAATCGTGTGAGAATATTTTCACCCTCCCGTCTGGTGACTCTATTCTGACTTCCACCTGTCTTAAGAACTGCATATTAAAACGTCCAATCCTTAAGCAATGATATAATAATATTATGATATAAAAATTCAAAATAATTGATATACATTTATAAATCCTCCCCGTCATCAAAAAAAAGAAAAACATTATTCCCAAACGTATCTTTATTTACCTGTAGGTTGGAATAACCCTCATTTGAAAGATCCCCTAAGCAAAGAGGGACTAAACTGAAATTTGCAAAACCTAACATACAATCAACTCCGTAGGACAGTTTAGAAGTATGCAGAATATCTAATCCGTCCTTGACGTATAGAGTAATAAAATCAAAACGAGAGTTGTATCTAAATTCAAACTCGAAATCCTTGTCCCCGAGCTGAAAAATTTTGGAAACCGGGAGCTCATCAAATCTTACTTGTAAGGACCTGATCATTACGAGATTTCCTTGACCGAGCTTTTGACTTTTTTAGAAGACTTTTTGTCCGTTTTATTGGTAGGCGTTTTACCTTTTGTTTTAACGCCTGTAGTGCCAGTAACCGCCGTTTGTGCTTCAGTCACGATGATACGCTTTAGCTCCAAAGATATTTCAACGGACTTACCAAGCCCGGTTTCTCGGCGTGTGCGTATATTACCAATTGCTAAATTTTCAATTACCTCGTCGTCAAGTCCTAAATACAACGGCTCGTCAATATCGTCGTTAAATAAACCAGACATGCCAAACAACGAAATCATACTATTAATCAAGCCGCCGGTCCCATAACCCTCCACTTTTACGATACTTCCGACCCTTTGCCAGTATATTAGAGTTTTAAGTTTTTCGGAAGTGCTCGTAATCGATGTAAGACCCACGTCGCTTGAAACAACACAAACTAAACTGATCGTAGGAGGCGAAGGAACAACGTGATCTGAAATGTTAGCTGTGTCAGTATTGGTTGGATCTTTTTCGATCGGATGTTGTGTGATTATAACAGGGTAGTCTTGACTAAAAGCAGTCGTAACGTTTAGATTAATTGTGACCGTTTTGCCGTCTTGGACTCCTGTGATACCAAGCGTTTCCCTACCTGTAAAAAAACTTGTTATACTCATGTGGGCGCAAGTCCTAAAGATATACGGATTTCGTTTTCATTCTCCTTGGCGCTTTTTTTTACCTCGTCCCAAAAGCTAGATGCGACACCCGTAGCGTTGTCGCCTGAGATAAGTATATTACCAAAATTGAATTGAATTGGCGTGCCCGAAGGAGTCGACACAGAACCGCGAGACCCAAGCGCTGCTTTGATTTCGTGGTTAGGGATAATTGTACCGGGCTTGCTAAAAGTCCTAAACTCGGGCCCATCTTCGTCTACAATATAACCCTTATCAGGTTCGACAGGTCCGCCGAATTGTCGCGCCTCGATAAGCGGGATTTGCGGAAAAACTCTTTTTAGAAGCGGGCTTGAGGAAAGAGAAGAGTTAATCTGAGATATTAACTCATTAATCATGTCCACAAAAACAGACTTGAGCCCGTCAAAATCAAACAAGGAATTTAATCCCGTATTGATAGAATCTAGGATCGATACAAAAATATCCTTTGCCGCATTTTTGAGTGAGACCAATTGATCAATCAAAGGTTTTAAAAATGGGATGGACTCAATCTTTTTAAAAATCCAGTCAAACGCAAAGGCGATTTCGTCCCGAAAAAGATAAAGGGCTGAAATGGGGAATAGATATACGATTAAAAGTTTAGCCGCAAGCGCCGCCGCGTCCAAAAGAAAATCCAAAGTCTTATCCCAAGCGTTTTTGATCCAAGTCGTAATTTTGTCCCACTGTGTATGTATCACCGTAGCTAACACGGCGAGACCCATAACTAACGTAGCCGGTAAAAAAGCGATTGCAGCCACAACACCGGCGACAACTAACAGAACTTTTTTAATCGCTTGGCCGGTATCAGACTCTATAAACTCTTTAAACGAGTCCCAAACGGCGCCTAACGTAATTTTTAGATCCTGAAAACCTTTATGTAGATCAGATAACTCGGAGTCAGTAAGTCCAAACCATTTAAGTAGGTCCCCGAAATAAGTCTCACTACCTTCGGGACCGTACTCGAAAAATAAATAAATATCCTCAAGCGCTAAGTAAATTGTCGCTAAGGAAGCGGCGACAATAGCCGCAATCGCAATCAATTCACCAAACGCGGCTACCTTGGCGATTGCGATGGCGTCTAATGCAGAAACCCAGGCGTAACTTGCCGAAACCAGTCCCACGCCTATCGTAAGAGCAAGCGCAACAAGAGCAAATCTTAGCCGAGCCGCCGCTTGTGCGCCGTCCGTAAAAAATATCAATATAGGCTTTAGAACCGAAGCAATAAAAACGCCTGCGATTGCCATCGTTTGTTTGATTCCGTCTTGCAAGTTGGACATGAGTCCACCCCAGGTTTTAGACAATTTGTCCATTCCGCCCTGAACCCCGTTGAGTTTACCAAGTTCTAATAATGCGTTTTTGATCGATTCGGGTGTTTTATCTACGGACTTTTTAAAATCCTTAAATTGGACCATTACCTTATTACCGACAGATGACATACGGATACCAAACTCTTTCATCCTCTCAAATTCCCCGGTCGTGGCGTCTAACACCGCTTCGGTGAATTGATCAAAAGACTTACCCTGTGAGGCGGCAACGTCTCCAAAACGAGTCATAAGCTCCATAGTCGGAACAATACCCCGGTTTGCAAATTTTACATAAGAACCGGTAACCTCCGCCATTTCGTAGGGCGTGGTTTTTGCAAACTCCTGCACGTCCTGCATGGCAGATTTTGCTAATTTAGAGGAGCCTAATGTAGTCGTTAAAACCGTTTCGTATTTTTCGAGCAGGCTCGCTTGCTCAAGGGCAGAACCAAAAAAACCAGAAAGAGAAAGAGTAAGTCCTGTGGCCGCAAGACCACTCATAAGACTCACCCAGCCCACAGTCTTAATTTTGGATTGCTCGATATGCCCCGATATAGACTGTATTTCTCTATCTAATAGGCCCGCCGCTTTTGCAGTGTCCTTAAAATCATCTGCAAGCTTAAAATCATCCCTAGTTTTAGAAATTAATTTATTCAATTGAGCCTCGGAGATACCTAATGATTTTGACATACTTTGAATTTGCTCAAGCGTCGGAGTGATCACCTCGGGCGGAATCGGAGAGGCGGGCGGATTAGCTTTTAGTGTTTTTAAGTGCTCAACGATTTTGACAATCTCTTGATCCGTCAAGCCAGCAGCACGCGCCGTCCGTTCAAACTCGTCCGCAAGTTTAAAATCGGATCTAGTCTTAGAGATAAGTTGAGTAAGATCATCATCCGCAACGCCTAAATATTTTGACATGCTTTGGATTTGTTCGCTTGTCGCAGAAATGTTATCCGGTATTTGCGTAAATGTTCCAAAGCTATGAGCGAGTCCACCGACCTCTTTGGTAAGAAGACCCATGGACTCACTTGTATATCTAACTTGTGGAATAATCGATCCGAATTTATGAGCAAGGCCGTCTGTGACTTGATCCAAATAGGATAAATGTCCGCCGACCTCGCCGATTCCGTCGGCGGTAATCTTAAAACTTAGTCGTTTGATTACTTGATCACTCATTCCGTGGTCCTATTATAGCCACTCTATATACTCGGTTATCATATTCTATTTTGCGACGAATAACCTCTTCGATCTCTAGAAGCCGCATAGGATGCGCGCTTTGGATGGTGTTATCGCTGAATTGAGACAAGCCGTATATATAAGCATTATAATATAATAATTTTATATCAACCCTGCGGCTCGCCTCCGCCCGAAGTTCCTCCATCGTCGGATCTTGCCGTAAGTTCGAAAACGTCGGCGAATAAGTCCCCATCAAGAAATCGAGCGATAACCCTCTGCCAAATCGGGAATAAGGCCGGGTGAATCTTATCAACATTGATTTTTTTGCGTGTATTGGCTCCGAACTGTTCTATGAGGTTACGTTCTAGCTCGGAGCTTCCTTCAGAAAGAGGAAAGGCGCATTTCGAAAAAAACTCTATTGTCCTTAAAGAAAGTTTAATTTTTGTCTCATCTCCTTTTTGCTCAATCATCCTTTCAGACATTTTTTCGACGTAACTATTCCCCGGATATTGCAAACGATAGAGCTCACTAGGAATTGGTGTTCCGTCTTTAAAAAATTGGATATATAGAGTTTCGTCACCCGCTACACCTACAATTTCGACTTCTATTTTTTTGCTCATTTTTTACCTCTATAAAACTGAATTTAAATAAACTTCGTTATAACCCAAAAGCAAAATTTTCCACACAAGATTGGTAAATCCCTTATTCCCTATACCTAAATTAGGTTTTTCTAAAATACGACAATTAGAGGACATACCTTTGTATTTTGGAGCAGAATCATTTTGAATCAAAATACCGAAACGAGTCCCGGTTTTTTTTAAAATTTCGAGGGTCGAAATTGCGGGTGCGTTTGGGAGATACTTTAATTCCAAAACGCCTACGTCCTCTACGCTGTCGTCCACCCAAACCTCACCGCCTATCCCCACCTTATAGTTTAAAAGCTTAGGGTTCTCTTTTGTGACGCCAAGAAACGAACTCTCTTCTAAGACTATCCCCGCCGTAACGTCCACCGGAACCGGCGTAAGGAGAGTGACGCTCAAGCTCTCAAGGTGAAAAATTTTTTTATCCATATATTATAATATTATAATTATAAGAAAGTCAAAGTGCCAGACGTAGCACGTAATTTGTAGTCATAATCCGCAAAACCAGACTTACCGTTTATGGACGTCTTAGGCGATTCCATGATTACGCACTCGTTACCGATGAATTTAACAGCAGGCGATGAGTCATTCGTGAAATGAAACTCAAAAGGCTCTTTGGATTCACGAAGGTTGTGGAAAAACGGCACATGAGGAGAGGAAGGTAGATACTTAAGAGTTAAGATTTGACTATTGCCTATGCCCTCATTTATGTTTACAGAATAACTTTCACCGCGCAAACCCTTACGAGTAGTAGTCTCTTCTTTTGTTTCCGGCTCTAGACTAAGAAAATCGCCTTCTAAGGAAAGGCCGTCTGTAACATCCCGGGGGATACCGTTTCTTATCGCGATTGCAGTAAATTTAGATAAATCAAATTGACGATTTGGCATTTTGGTTATACCCCCATAGTACCAGATATTTCGATTTCATTAATCCCGCCCGAAATAGTTGCTGAAAAGCTAATATTCGAAACTTTGCGATTTGCTCGGTCGTTTACAGGAATGTCTGAAATTGTTTCGGGCATTTTTAGTCTATATTGAAAATCGTTTAAATCGGAGCGAGAACGTCCATCATCATCTTCTACGCGCGCAATGGTACCACGCTTACCGCAATCCCTAAAAACTTCGCGTAAAGTTGCCTCGATCAATTTAAGCCCGTTTACGGTCATCGATATTTTATTGTTGTTAATTTTTAACGAATGGTATGCCTCTTGTAATCTTGCTTTGAGATAATCTCGTCCGTTGATAGTATCGATATACTGACCGGACATAGTTGTCCCTTTCCAAAAAACATTTACCCCGCCCATTTCGCGGATTAAATTACCGTGTTTTGCCAAAATTTGAGATTGTTCGGACATGGTGACGTCTGAATTTTTTTGTCCATTTAACGCCTTGGAGTCCCAAGTCACAGATCCTATCGGCATACCACCGCAACGCCCAAAAATTGCCCCGTCCGGATAATCTTCCGCGTGATTAGATATAATCAATAGAGTCCTTTCGTCTCCTAATAACGCGTCCACCGCGCCTTGATCCGAAGTTGCCGGAATATAGCACTTTTCTAATGTATTCAGATATGCCGAAATCGTCTTGATTTCGGTCTTATCTCTTGTAGTCGTAAGTAGCCAATACCAATCATCAAAACCGTCGTTACGTAGGTCTGCAAGTTCAGACACAATTGTCGCAAAGGAGTTGATTTTTAAAATGGCAATCTTGTCTACTCTTGGGGTTTGCGAAAAAATAGCAGCAGCCAGTTTGTATTCAGGTGAACTTGGGGTGTATCCAATTGCAGGATCTAATAAATTATCCGGATCTTGTATCTCCAGATAAGACTCGGTAGGATCTACTAAATGGAGCGCGTCAAACGCGGTCGCCACTCCGTCGCCTGAACCGTGCAACAAAGACAAGTTTACGATTTTATTTTGCCCACCGACCTCCGAAACCGCTTCCGCTGCTGCTTTGATTTGGGCGGCGGTTGATAATACGTTACCTTGTGAGTCTGTCGCCAATGCGACAGAGATAATATAAGGGCTGTTAGATGTTCCCGTGCGCGTAACCGTAAGGGCTGTGTTGTGGCCCACTGCTAAATATTGTATTTGTATATGCACATCCCCTAATGTGACAGCTCGCCACTTAATACCAGCAGAGTTTGACAATATGTCCAATTCGTAATTTACATGCCTTGGAGTGTCCCCGGCGACAAGGGCCAAACCAAAACCTTTCTGCGACAAAGGTAGGGTCTTAAGAGATATGTTTATAGATATATTAGATATTTGACTCATTTTGATCACTCCAATCAATAGCGCTATATGTTGCCGTTAGATCCACCGCGTCCTCAATAACCTCAAACTCTCTTTGACCGCGTATCCTGAAATCAAAACCTGTTTGATATTCGTATTCGTCCAATAAAGTTGTCCTGTCTTGGATACTACCAAAGTCATCAATTATAATGCCGATAGACTCAATGATCGGCTTGCCAATTAATTCAAGCCATTCTCTAGCCTTGGTCGAAAGGTCGTATAACGCGTCCAAGGGGTTGCCCGAGTTTAGTTCGGTGCCATAAAAAGATAACGATATTTTAGCGGCCTCCGGGACCACATATAGGATTGATACTTTGGTATCATCTGCAATCGGTTGCGGATAACGTAGGTTTGCAAGATCCTTGTTACGCAATAACACCCCGTAACCCGCATAAGGATACGGGGGACGTGGAGAACTTTGATTCTTACGAACCACCTCTATTTTAAGATAATCCGATAAGGCGAGCATTAGATCCTCTATGACGTGCGGGCTTGTAGTCGTCATTACTCAAGATCCGCAGGAAAATCGGTGATGATTACAGGATAAAGGCCGTTATAATCGGGTTGATCGCAAGTATATAACGTATCTCTAAAGTCTCTCCACGCAATTGATTTTTTATCCCCCATGGTGTTGATACAACCCGCGCTATAACCATCGATTTTATTTTGATTACCAGACCCCGGATGAATAAAGATTTCGAAAAATCCTTCCTCTTCAAATCCGTCGTCGTTTTCGTTATTTCGGTTCCGATCACGCCAAATTTTAACGGGCTTAGCTTGTGCAAAAGCGGGCTCACCTTTGTGTAATGCCTTTCCGAACCAATGAAGACCATTTAGTAAATGAGCGCATCCGTTTGAATTCATCGGCGTCAAGGTGTATTTACGACCTGGATCAACCGTGCCTTTAAATACTTTAAACTCGTCTCCCTTGGCAATACAAAGCAGGTCGTCATATACATTAAGATTATTTAATGTTTTGACAAAATAAAACTTTCCGTCCTTGGGCTTTATACCACATCCCCGCACACCGAAAATAGTCCACGAATCGTCTTTTACGCAATGGTTCAAAACAGCAGCAATTTTAATTGAGAGAAGGGATACAAATTCATCTACCAAAATCATATTAAGATCCTGTTATAAACGGGATTCTTAATTTACCCGTCATAACTAAGTATATCAAAAAAATTAAAATTAAAAAAACGATCGTAATCCCGGCAAGCCACTTGACTCCGGACTGAAAACCGGTTCCTTGTGCGTGACTTGCTACCTTGTCCGCACACTTACGTAAAGAGTCTTCCAATTCGGCGATTTTTTGGTCTTTTGACGAAACGGCTTTATCAAGTGCCATGAGGCTATATCTACATTCTTCTAAACTTGAGACTACGCGCTCCGCTGATCCGGGCTCCCCTTTTTTAAAAGCTGCTTGCGCCAGTTCGTAACTCCTAATTTGCGCCTTAATTACGTCGGCTACCGGGGATTGTGTGGTCATACAATAAAAGGCTGCATAACAAAAAAAGAATATAGCAATCATCGTATTTCGTTTCATTATCTTTTCCTTGACTTTACTTCGAACTCTTTGGCGCTAAATTTAATTCCGGAATTCTCGTTTACTCGTTTGCCAAGATACAGACAACCTTGGCCTATCGCAAAATAAGCAAGGATTTGGATTAGTGTTAATTTTTGTTCGGACAATTCGTCCTTAACAAAAATATAATATATGCACGCGGAAAAAAATAAAAAAAACACAATCCAGGTTCTTAGGGTCGTGTCCGAAAATTGTTTTGTTTTGTCGTCTTGCCAAAAAAACTTCATTAGACACCTCTACGTTTTTTAGATTTAGGTTTTTCGTTATTTGCGTGTTTTGATTCGATCAAACACGCAACGGCGGAATCGGTCGGCAAATCAGATTCAATTTTTTTAAAGTTATTTGCAATACGAACGTGCTCTTTATTACTTTTGTCAAAAAGTAAGGTTAGTCGTATTCCGTTATTTGTGCCGATACGATTAAAGATTTCGTGCAAAGCGGACAGAGATTTTGAGTTAAACGATTCAACTCCTGTCAGGTCTAAGGTAAGATTTTGATCGGCAAACGGGATCATACGCACCCGGTCTTCAAGAAGTCTTAAAAAATCGGGAAACCTGTGGGAATCGCTAACCCTTAAACGATCCGCAAAGCGGAATGTAATTTTTTGAGATTCAGCAAAAACTTTAGAAGGGTGTTCTAAAATTCCGGTGTGGTTTTCGAGTGTGGCTTGATTTGATTTTACGTATAACTGGATTTCCTCGAGCCTTTGTCTCCAGCTTTCGTTTTCTTTTAAAAGTGTTTCAATTTCTTTCAAGAGCGCTTCGATTTTTGCATTCGATTTATTAAATATCTTAGAAGACGCCCAGCTAAAAATAACGTTTAGATCCTTACCGTATCTGTAAACTATAGAGAGTAACAATAGCAAAGATACTAAAATAACTCTGTAGTCGGATATGTTTTGTAAATCTTGTAAGTCTATATTCATTTTTTTGCAACTACGTAAAAAACGAGTCGCCGAAGCGACCCATTGAGAAGTTTTTCGTCATGAATGTTTGTGATTTTGACTCAAAACAAAAGATTTAACAAGGTCGTCATTTCCGTTGTTTGAAACTACGTAGTGGATTTTTTGCGGATTACCTTTTCGGTTAGTTTTTGGATTAGCGCTAACTTTTCTTCGGGCGCCCTAGACTTGCCAGTGATTGCTTTTGTAACGTCGTCGGTAGTCAGGCGCACCCCAATGAGCTTGGCTTCTTGCGTTATATCCGATATTCGGATATTTGATTTATCTACCTTAAACCCTAAATCCACAAGTGCGGCGCGTTTGATTAGATCCTTAGTGGCAATCCCGTCAAATCCGGATAACTCATCTAAACAACTTTTAAAGTATTCGATTCCTAAGGGACTTGGATGTACCGTTTCGCAAAACAAACGCTTGGCGACTTCGCCACTTTTACCGGATTCGAAAGATATACTAAAACGATCGATTGCAAACTCAAGCGTCTCCTCTTTGGTCAAAAGTTCTAGTTCGATATATCCACAGCGATACCCAATCTCTCGCCCTGACAAAACGTTATCCATCGCAGCAGACTCGTTACCAAACATTAGCACCGTAAAGAGTGGATCAGAGTGGATTTCTCTTAGTTTTTTAAGTTCCCGGAAAGTAGAATCGCTTACGTCTTGGGCGGAGTCTATCACAAGCACAACCCTGGTCGGAACTCTTTTAGCGTCCCCGCTATCTTTCTTTTTTTTCTCCTGCTTTTTTTGTTTTTGACTCAACCTGAGTAATAAGGTGCGTAAACGTTCTTCTCGTAGTTCCACGTCCGACGGGACAGAGGAGTCGGGCGAAAGTTGACGAATCATACGCGTCATAAGGGCGGGAGCGCGAGAACGGCCTTGATTACGCCAAGAGGTTACGTTCAAAACGAGATAGTTATTTTCTTTAGCGTAGTCGCTAGATATATAACGACGTAACGTAGTCTTACCGGTCCCTACGTCTCCCGTAATAAGTAACCAGCCGTTATTATTGATTGTCTTGTCTATTTTGCGTAGTGTGCGTTTAAGTTGGTCGGTTAATAAAAAATTCATTCTTCTTCCACCCTCATAATGTCCGCAAACTTGCGCAAATCAGAATATACTAATTTACCATTTGACTCTAAGATTAAATTAAGACTGCTTGCAATCGCCGGCAATAGGTCTTCCTCAATCTCACCTGCTATTTCTTCGAGTGCGCATATCGCATCCCCAACAGATGCGTATTCTGTCGGGAAACTCGGATCAGGCACAAAATGCGGGCGAGTCTTGCCGGTCCACTCAGGTATATCAATTTTAGGAGGTAGGGTAGATTCGTAAGTAAACGTTGTGTCTTTTGCGATTTTACGAATCTCTTTTCGAACTTTTTCTTCTGGGGTTTCCGACCAATCGTAATCATGATCATTATGGAATGTCCCCATCTTGCGGCGCTGTTTACCGCGTTGGTCGCAGTCATACATTCGGCCAGTGCGAGGATCAAGAGCCTTTACTTTGCCGGTTATATCCCGATATATGTTTAACTCTGTTCCGCGCGCTATATCACGACCAACAAAGTAATATTCTACTTTAGATTTAGAGGTCCACTTGATAGAGATACAACCATACGCGTCTATCTTGCGGCGATTAAACGCAAAGCGCGCATTGCGCAAATCATCCGCGTTTACGCTACGGAGCGGCCTTTTGTTTGTACTTTCGCAAAATTTTGCATACGCTCCGCTTACCGTGTTATGATATATTTGCCACTGTCTATAATGTTCATTCAGAGATTCTAGGTCTAAATAGTCGTCCTCAAGTCCTTTGAGTAAGGCCTCATGACTACGCTTTGCCGCACTGATTCGACCTTCCACAAGCCCCTTGGCGCTTGGCATATTTACTAGATGCGTTACAATATTTGTTCCGAGTCTGTCAAAATAGGTTTTTGTCTCGTTGGATTTAAGTCCTGCGCCCTTGTCACCGTACGCATTAAAACATACGCCTTGCATAGGTATATCAGGTTTAGCTAATATTAATTCGCTCCAAAAATCCAACCAAATCGCCGCCGATTCGCCTCCACCCTCAGGCGCATACGCACGGCAAAACCAAGCGCCCGAAAAGAGGTCAACCGCAAAGATTAATATAATCTTACGCAGCCCCTCTTTGTGTAAAATCTCTGCTAAATGCTTGTCTTTTTGAGATAGGTCTTTACGGTACTTAAATTTGTTGTCGAGTCTTAGGTAGTGTTGGTCTAATGGGGTCGCATCCACTACATACCACTCACCGGCAAAGTCTGCGTACAACTGGACTGCGGTGTGGGCCTTGCGAAAGTCCCGCATCCGTAGCCCATACTTACCTAGGTCTCTGTCAATTGTTGACCTATGAGGCAAGTCCTCCGCCTTTAAAAATCCCTCTTCGACACAAATCCGCATAGCCTCCTTGGTAGAGGCGTTTTTAATTTTCGAGTTTGTCTCTGTCGCAACCTTTAAAGTCGCAATTTTGCGAAGTAGTCTGTAACGCTCCTCTCGCCTCGAAGACAATACAACCCCACCGCGCGCTTTAGGCTTAGTCGCACTAAATACAGATTCCCCCGTAAGGAGGCGGTTAAAGTATTTATAAACAGTAGAGACGGAATCGATTCCAAATTGTTTACAAGCTTCGCGAACTATCTCCCCGCGCTCAAGTTTTGTTCCTACCCCTCTCAGATCCCTCCATTCTCTATAATATTTTGCTAATGTGATTGGGTCGACGATCGAATCTAGCCTTGTATTCATTTTGTCTTACCTTTTTTGTCGGAATACAAGACTCCACCGAACGCCTCGCGCAGAGACGCAAGTCCCGTTTCGATCGACTGGATTTTTTCGGCGATATGTGTGCGTATATTTGCGTTTTTGGCAAACTTGGTTATATCAACTGACTCGAGTTCTTGCATTTCAGACAAAATTCTTTGAGTCGCCAGGTCAAAATGACCCTTAACTTGGCGTTCTGTTCCAAGCGCTTCTACTAAGTTTTTTTTATCCGTATGTACAACCGCATCCAACTGAGACCTTAGTTCCATTGCCTCCTCTTTTAGTTCTAAGATCATCTGTTCCTTGCGCTCTAAAAGCACGTCACTGCCTTTTTTCGCCTGCTTCGCGGTCTTTATTTTTTCGCTAAGTTCCCTTTCTTTCTCTATATATTTGGCCGAAATTTCGGCCTCTAAAATATCTAACCCAATCCGCTCGCCGTTACGCATTGCGTAAGACTCTCCAATTGTTACGTCCGAATAGTCAGGGTCATTAGAAAATTGTAATATTTGCTTAATATTGCCTCGGAATACTTTTAGTGCAGATTCGGAGTCAAATCGTTTACCTATCGTTAGATACGTAATTGCTTGAGTAAGTGGTATAATGTTTTTGAGCTCTATCGCTACGAACTCCCGAAAATCGCCATACCCCATATACTCATAGAGTTTATGATCGTGTATTTCCTTGAGGGCAAAGATAGACTTAGCTATATTTTGCTGAATCTCGGAGACAAGCATCCTGCAGCGTAGTGCCGCAGCCTCTGGCTGCAGCAAGAGGGGTGCGGTAGGCGTAACTACGGGTAGCGTAACATCATCATCCATTACGTCTATGTCAGTTTGGTTAGAGTGTTTTTTACTCATGGCGTGAACCTCTTTATATTGTTATATTATGTAAAGCTTAAGGACGGAATAAAACTACTCCTGCTCATTTGCTTTTTTGGTGTTAGGATTTTATAAACTTGTTGGCGGCTTATACTAAATATCTTAGCAATCTCAGGTGCCGGTACTTTTGCGTCATACAGACGACGGATTTCTACGTTGCGACTTGTCATGTCGCCTTGGGGGAAGTCAATTACTTGTGTCGTCTTCCTGTCAGCGTCTTTGTCGCTTCGCAAAAATTCTTGATGGGTTACCACTTTCATCCCGGTCACCGAGTCCGTTGCGACGTGATTAACAACATTACCCATTGCATGCTCTTCATGCGCTAGCATGGGATCTATAGCCATACTTGCAATCTTGTGAGACACAAGGTAGTTAAGGATTGGGACACAGACGGCCAATACAAGAGCGCCTAAAAGTAAATGCCAAAAATACAAAGACAACTCTTTGCTTGCTTGGGTCTCTGCATTTTGTGACAATATTAACTCGTTTTGCTTTTTGATTCTCTCCGTCTCTAATCTATATGTCTCTACATACGTTTCCCGTCCTCCATTCCAAAACGCTTTTGGGTTATATACAGGGTAACCAAGTAACTCTTTGATTGGTCGGGCTTTGTCCTCTTGTATGTATTCGTTTTTGAGCGGTTGCACAAAACTCGCAAGGGACAACAAAATACACAAAGCAGTAGCCCAACGGCTCGCATTATGGTAGCCATATAGTGCGAGATAAAAGACGATTCCGACGGTTACCCCGGCGCTTGCAATTCCGGCTAACGCATTACCCGACAACATGCGGTAAAATTCAAAAAGCCTTGATCCTTCCGCAACCGACAACAAACAAAGTACGATACCATGAGGTATCCACTGTAACAGTTTTTTCATTATCTCTCTCCTTATATTAATATATTAAAATGTTATAACGTTATCAGAAAATTCGACCTATACAATTGGGCCTAATATTTCCGCCTTGCGCTTACGAAGCTCCTCAACACTAATCCCCAGCTTGCGCGCGCGCACCGAGTCGCCAAAATCCTTAATCTCTGCTTGTGTGTATGTTTTTCCTTGGGACTTGAGTTCTAACCAATTCAGTGTTAGTTGCTGGAACTCGCTGACGGTGATACCCCATTCGGTAAAGATAATCTGCTCTACACGTTTTGATTTTTTATCACCGTGAAGGACGTAAGAAATAAATTGACGAGAGACTCCGTATTTTGTGGCAAGCGCGTAAGTCGAATTGTAGTCTCGGATTACAATGGAGGATAACAGCGGGCAAAAGTTACGCTTGCCTGTGCGAATAGGTTTACTATTCTCTGAGAATAGTAAACCTGGAAGTTCTTGCGCTTTTGACGGTAATCTTGATTCTGATCCCAGAGGTACACTATTCTTATGAAATAGTGTACC